CTCATAACGTTGCGATGCACTCAATTTATACTTCATGCCAAACTTAGTAATACACATATTAACAAAGTCATCAAGAGTATCCTTGGCACCATCATCGAGCTTAAACTGCTCCATCCAGACAGGCCAGCCTGCTATATGATCATCTCCATAGAAGAACATTATAAACATTTGCGCAGCAATAACCTCTCGCAAAAGAGTATTATCAGGATACTTTTTCAATAGCATTTTACAATAATATAAAAAGAGCACTATTTGATACACAGTGTCAATTGTTGAGGTAATCAAAACACCACTAAACATTCTACCTTGCACTCTATAAAACTGATCTGCAAGATACATATACATTATTTTAGTGATGGCAAGACCATGGCAGGTAATAGCAAGCAATCTAATCAACGGATCACCAGTTCGACTATAAATAGAAAAAGCAGTGCCTATTGCAGCAGCCATTACCATAGCAACCAATGTTGTATCATATGAGGACCAATCACCCTCACCATACCTTCTTTTCTTAAGGTCAACACCATGCTTATGCCAAGCCCAACGTTCAACACGTCTCCATCTCTGTTTAAGAGGGGATGAGCGTTTTCCCAAGACGATATCCCACATCTCAAGAAGACCTCCCTCCGTAACCTTAATTCCAATAGCTGACATCCAATAGCGCATAGTATCTACAAGCGTCTTAAATATCACATTGTCAGCCATTAAGGCTAGAGATGCACTCATGTAAAAAAGTCTCTGTTTCATCTTGCCCTTATTAACCTCATCAGCAGATACATATTCATCACATGTATCCCAATACTCTAAATGAGTTAATATTTCTAATTTATGGGCTTCAAAAAGGGGACCAGGATAAGGAATATCTTCTCGAACACCTAATAAATAAGCATTGAGTTCAGATTTATAAACCTCAAAATTATCAAGTTGCGCAGGAATAGCATCTCGCTTACGCGGATTGGGAACAGAATGAACTGCACCGTCCTCCTCTTTAGAAAAAAACTTGATATTAGAATACCCCATAGAGGAATCTTTATCTATTCCTCCAACAAGACCTTCACCATCAGCTAATGTGGCAACAAATTCAGGATCATACTCGCCATCTTCACCCAACGCCCGAACAATGTCCATAGAACACAAATACAGGTCGTTAAAATCAACACTCTCATCAACTCGTTTATAATCATGAAACTTTTTATTCGCCTCACAAACTCCTCTTAAGTCCTGAGCAGTGACATTCCTTATAGGCCTCCCATCAACTCCATGAGAGAAACCAACTAAAGGCGTGGTGGTAAAATAAGGATGCTCATTTTCTACTTGAGCCAAACAAATATAGACGTCAGGATCCACAACAGGCACATCATAAGTAGCACTCGGTGGAACATCAATAAATCCGTCAAACTTTGCCTCAGAAACATCCAAAGGATGAAATGATTCATAAGCAGAAATCCTTTTATAGGTCTCAACAAACTCTGGGGCAACAATTTCTAAATTACTATCAAACCATTTTTGCATCAATGGTGAAGGAGGTAAAATAGTTCCCGATAATTCGTAGGCAATGATCATATGACCATAAACCGCATCTAAAATATCCTCAGGAGGTACGCCAGATAAATCTAACGTGTCAGCAAATTCTATAACTCTATCAAAGTCAGATATCAACTTAGGATTATAATTAAGAGCATAATCATCACCGACACGGTGAGCCTTAACATGAGCAAGGTAATCTTGAACTCGTTGCATAGCAACGTGCTTTGTAATACAATAATTTTTTTGTGAATTATTTCTATCTCTTAGTGTATTCATG